GTAAAGGAAGCATTCCTACTCTCTTGTCTGATGCTTTGGGGGTTAGTTTCGATCCTCACATTGGTCATGATTTTTTGGATTGTTACGCTGATCGGTATGATTTCTATCATCGTGTCGAAAAAAGAATCCCCTTCGATCTTGAGTATTTCAACAAGATCACTAAAGGTGGATTGCCGCAAAAGACCCTTAACATTGCTCTTGCAGGTACTGGCGTCGGCAAGTCTCTGTTTATGTGTCATGTGGCTGCTGGTTGCTTGGTTCAAAACTACAATGTTCTATACATTACTCTAGAAATGGCTGAAGAGAAGATCGCTGAAAGAATCGACGCCAATCTTCTCAATGTTTCTATGGATGACCTCATGAACATGCCGAAAGACATGTATGAGAAGCGCATGGGTAAACTCAGAGGTTCTGTCAAGGGTAAGTTGATCATCAAGGAATATCCAACTGCGTCTGCGAATCCTGCTCACTTTCGCGCATTGATTAACGATCTTGCACTGAAGAAGAACTTTCGTCCAGATATAATTTTCATTGACTATCTAAATATTTGTGCGTCGGCTAGAATCAAGGCAGGTGCGAATGTCAACTCGTATACCTATATCAAAGCGATCGCTGAGGAACTTCGTGGACTCGCGGTTGAGAACAACGTACCTATTGTTTCAGCTACTCAGACAACTCGCTCAGGATTTAGTAACTCTGATCCTGGGCTGGAAGACACTTCAGAGAGTTTTGGTCTCCCTGCTACTGCTGACTTTATGTTTGCTCTTGTTAGTACTGAAGAACTGCAGCAATTGAATCAGTTGCTTGTGAAGCAGTTGAAGAATCGATACAACGATCCTAACCTCCATAAGAGATTTACTATTGGTGTAGATCGCGCAAAAATGAAACTGTATGACCTTGAACAGAAGGCACAAGACGCTGTAATGCAAGAAGCAGAATCAAAACCTGTCTTTGATCGCGGACGTAGCACAGACAAGTTTAAGAATCTAAAGGTATGAAGTTAGAGAAGGTTCAGAAGAAAATTGATAAACTCTACCCATCTTGGGTCGGAGAGAAATCTGCACCTTCTATTATCCGTGGACTAAACAAAACATTCCACAAATCTATAATCTACTTTACATCAAATAGATACGATGAAGAATATTTCGAGCATCACTCAGTAATCGTCTCTGGACAATATTGTCCAAGAATTCTGTCTACTATTCCAGAGAATATTCTAATAACGTTATCTTTCCCAAAGAAAAGTAAAAAAGTCAAGATTACGGAAAAAGAAGCCGAACATTTGGCTGTTAAGATAACACGAGCCATTCATCACGAGTATAGACACAAACACCAGCAACGTGGGCGTGGATATGTCTATACAAAGCAATACACTCCGAAACGAAAACAAGATCGTCTGAAGGTCATGTATTATGGTAATCCAGACGAGATTGATGCTCATGCATATGAGACACAGGCTGAGAACTTCGATATAAATAAGTTACGAAAGGCTCATAAAATTGGCTGGAGAGAATCTGAAGCCATCTTTATGTATCGCAAACACTTTCGGAATCAAGATCCTAAAGTTTGGAAAAAGTTTTTAAAGAAGGTTTATAAAAATGGCACTAGGAACTGGAGTTGAACTTGAGTGGGCTATAGTTTATCATTCTCTAGTTAGAGGTGGTGCTAACCCAGAAGAAATAAAAAATAGAAATAAGAGAGCACAAGGAAAAATACAGCCTTATGCAAGCATAAATGATCAAGCGATTAAAGCAGTAAAAGAAGTTGAGGGTGTAATAGGAAAATCTAATTTAAAATATTGCTATCACTCTGATGAATATTCTGGTGGTATTACAGGTATACCAGAACCAAAAACAGATGTTGTTTATGACACAAAAGTTAAATTGTATAAATGTTCTGTAAAAATGGAAGGTGCTGTTCAATTAGCATCTGGGCAAGGCAAAAGCACAGCGCAAGTATTTAAATTAGTTGCCGAAAATGTGGGATCAGGAAATATCCCCAAAAATTTAAAAACTCTAATTTCAGATTTAGGAGGATTACCAACTAGACTAGCGTCAGTTTCAAATATACAAAGAATTAAGAGTAATCCTAAATTAGCAAAAGAATTTATTAAAGGAAAATCTATTACCAGAGATAAATTATATGAAAGTTGGTTAGAAAATAATAAACCAGCAATAATGAAATCTCTAATGGATTACGTGCAAAAAGACAAAGAATTTGCTTTTGCATTAATTAAAGAGGCTATGACTGGCGATCTATTATTTAAAAATAACAAATTAGCTGCAGCGAACTATATACTTACTCCTAATGAGTTTGTTCCTATAACAGATCAGTATGTTAGATCTAAACTCAGCAAAATTAAATTAGATATTAGAGCAAAGTCTAGAAGTGGCGTAACATCTATAGCATTTAGGATTGATTTAAAGGCGTGAATTTATGACTACATTTGTGACTGGTGGTTTGGGGTTTATTGGTTCTAATTTTGTAATCTCCCACCTTAAAAAATATCCAAGCGATGAGATTGTAGTGATTGACAATCAATCCTACGCATCGGACAGTAGAAATCTAGATGGCTACAGAGAAGATTGGCGATTAAACGTCAAGTATTGTGACATTCGCAATACAGAATTTTTACAACATCTTTATGAAGACTATGAACCAGATATCACGTTTCATTTTGCTGCTGAGTCTCATGTTGATAACTCTATTAGGGGTGACGATAACTTTGTCAGCACTAATGTTGTTGGCACTCACAACATTTTAAAGTGTATTAAAAAGTATGGTGGGAAATTAGTACATGTTTCAACTGATGAGGTTTATGGAAGTCTTGGACTGAATGATCCAGGATTCACAGAAACAACACCATATGATCCGCGCAATCCATATTCTGCGACCAAAGCAGCCAGCGATCACCTGGTTCGCTCTTATGTAAACACACACAAGATTGATGCTGTGGTTACGAACTGCTCAAACAACTATGGTCCTCGGCAACATGCTGAGAAATTCATTCCAACAATCATTCGCCATATCAAGAACAAAACACCAATTCCCGTTTATGGTAATGGTCGAAATATTCGTGATTGGTTATTTGTTGAGGATCATTGCGACGCGTTACTTACTATTGGCGCGAACTTTAAGTCTGGCGAACGTTATAACATTGGCGGTGGGTTTGAGTGTGATAATCTCGCTATGGTTAAAATGATTTTGGATATTATGGGCGAGGATTCAACCAATGCAAACTGGCTAAATTTTGTTACCGATCGCAAAGGTCATGATTTGCGTTATTCGATGAATTCAAGTAAAATTAAAAATGAACTTGGTTGGACACCAAAAACACATGCTTTTGATGGTTTGAAACAAACCGTGGAGTGGTATCTATGAGAAAGGGAATTATTCTTTCAGGTGGTTTAGGAACTCGACTTTATCCTTGCACGAAAGTTATCTCTAAACAATTGCTTCCTGTGTATGATAAACCGCTAGTTTATTATCCGATCTCAACATTAATGCTGGCTGGAATTAGAGACATTTTAATTGTCACATCACCAACAGACAGAAAACCATTTGAGAATTTAATTGGTGATGGATCTCAGTGGGGTTTGAATGTTTCTTACGAAACACAATTAGAGCCCAGAGGAATCGCTGAGTGTTTTCGTATTGCCGAAAAATGGATCGGAGAAGATGACGTCGCATTAATTTTGGGCGATAATCTTTTCTATGGTAATGATTTGATCAATAGATTTAATTCTGCAAACTGGAACAACGCAGGATGCACTTTATTTACATATCATGTAAATGACCCAGAACGATTTGGTGTTCTTGAATTAGATAAAGATGGTTCTCCAATTAAAATTATCGAGAAGCCAGAATATCCGCCTAGCAATTATGCAGTCACTGGATTATATTTTTATGACAACAACGTTGTAGATTATGCATGGCAAATTTCGCCATCATCTCGTGGCGAGTTGGAGATTACAGACATCAATAATCTATACATGAAGAACCATGATTGTAAAATTGAATACTTGAATCGTGGCATTGCATGGATTGATACAGGAACTTTTGAATCATTGTCTGAGGCATCTGTTTTTGTTGGCGCAGTTCAACGTAGAACAGGAATGATGATTGCATGCCCAGAAGAAATTGCTTTTAGAAATGCATGGATTACAGAACATCAGGTTCGTCGTGCTGCTGAGAAATATAGTAAATCAGATTATGGTAAGTATCTTTTTAAGATTATAAACACGAGGGTTTAATTATGAATATTCTAGTCGTTGGTCGTGGTTGGACAGGTACAAAGGTTTTCAATCATCTAGTATCGTTAGGTAATGTTGTCACGCTAGCACCCCATTATGCTGCAGTAGAAGAACTTCGTCGTTCTAGCGCATATGACTGGGTGGTAAATTGCGCTGGCGTCACAGGAACACCTAATGTTGATGCTTGTGAAAATAACAAAAGCCATACAATATATGGAAACACAATATTCCCTGGTGTTCTTCATGAAGCAGCTGTTCAAAATGGAGCAAGGTTTGCACATTTTTCAAGCGGTTGCATTTATATGGGCGATGTTACTGACGTAAATGCTCCACCGAACTATTTCGGTAGCACATATTCAATCTCAAAGGGTGTATCTGACGTATACCTGAAAGAAAAGGCTCAGGTATATCGTATTCGTATGCCGTTTACTGGTAATGCTGAACCTAAAAACTATCTGTACAAGGTTTACAACTACGCTAAAACCGCAAAATTAATTGATGCAGGTCGAAATTCTTTAACTGATTTAGATGAAGCAGTTAAAGTAGCATGTGATTTGATGCTAGACGAAGAAGCAAATGGCTATTACAATCTAGTCAATAAGGGTTCAGTCAGTATGCATGAACTAGCCGACCTCATGGGTATTCAACCTCAATGGTTCACTCAAGAAGAATTCCGTGCTGCTACTGCTGCTGGTCGATCAACCTGTACAATTCCAGCCTATGAGGGAATGTCGAATCTTAAAGAGGCATTAGTTCGTTCAATTGCTAGCATGAAGGCTCAATTATAACTAAATAGAAGATAATCCCACAGTGTGGAGAGATAATGTTTGGTTTCAGGCAATTTATTCCATTAACAGAGCAAAAAACATCTGCAAGAGGAATACAGCACCTACCACATCCAGCTGAATCAGCATTTGCACCAAGAAAAGGCGCAGTTGGTTCGGCTCTCTCCAACATTTCCAGCGCAGTTAGTGGTCGCGCCCCATTAACCCGTAAAATAGATGACCGTATGTCCTTCCAGGTGATAAAAACACCAGAGGGAAAAGTTGGGGTCAAGTATAAAGGTCCAGGGGCAGAGTACAATTACTCTACTGAAGATATTAAAAAGCAATATGCGAATAAACCGTATGTTGCTGGACCACTCATGAACATTCTAAAACATGTTCATAAAGTTCTTTCGAAAGGCGAGGGCGAGTATCAAGGTGGATATCTCAGTTCATTGGAAGATCGTAAAGAAGAAGATGGGCATATAAGCCACACTCCAAATACGATTAAGTATTCAGTCGCGAAAAACTCAGCAGAAGGCAAAAAACTTGCTAAAGCACCATTGAGCATTGCTTTGCATTCTAGATTGGATGCCAGCGGAAAGGCAACACCAATTGAGGCTGGAGAATTACAAGATCATCCAGATGTGCATGTCATGAGCCACTTGGTCTCTGCTAACGAAAAGAAACTGCCACCAGAAGCCAAAAAGAAAGCAGCAGAACATATTGCCGCAGCCAAGAAACTAGCAAAAGACAATCCAACAGAACATCTTGAAGGTCATAACGAGACGCTTCTTCGTTATACAAATTCTACAATTGATACTGGCGAAAAGCCATCTGTTAAGGGATACAAAAAATTCCTTGAAAAATATCATCAGAAGCGCATCGATTCTGTAAAAACAGAAAAAGCAAAAACACAAAAACGCGCAGAAATGCAAACAGCACTTAACCATGTTGATGAGCACATGGGTAAATTTGATAAATCATTTGATATTCATCATCACATTCAACAAGCAACTTATGCAGTTGCAAATGCATTGTCTAAAACCGCCAGCGGTGGATACAAACATAGTATTGGTGGTCAAGAATCAACAGGCGAAGGATTCGTGTCCAAAGGAATGAAGTTTGTTCCTCGTGGATTTACAGAAGCAAATCGTAAACGATCCGCCGAATTAAGAGCACAAAAGAGTGTAATATGAGTAAAGCAGCATTTACTTTTGGCAGATTTAATCCACCAACCGAAGCAGGTCATGGTAAACTTGTATCTGCTGTTCAATCGCATGCTGAAGATTCTGGCGGTAAGCATTATATTTTTCCATCACATACTCAAGACGCAGCAAAAAACCCATTGAGCCACAGCGAAAAAGCTGGCGCAATGAAGAAACTATTTCCAAATGCCAATATTGTTTCGCAAGGAAAAGTTAGAACTGCTATTGATGCAATGAAACATTTAGAATCAAAGGGTCACACTCATGTGACAATGATTGTTGGTTCTGATAGAGTCAAAGAGTTCCACACTCTACTCAATAAATATAGAACGAAAGAATTTCCAGGAATTAAAAAAGTCGAAGTTAAATCTGCAGGTCAACGTGATCCAGACGCAGAAGGAGCTGAAGGAATGTCAGCATCTAAACTTCGTGGTCTAGTTAAGGCAGGTAAACGTGAAGAGTTTATTAGCCATTATAGTAATAAAGAACTTGGCGCAAAAATACATGACAAGGTAAAGCAAGCAATGAGCGAAGAAACAAAAAGTCCAATCGGCATTTTCCTACTCGGTGGTCCAGGTAGCGGTAAAGACTATGTTTTAAAAAACATCTTTAATCATTTTGATCTAACCGAAGTGCAACTAGACCAAGTTTTAAATGGCAAAGCTGAAGAATTATTAGAATCGAATCAAAACATTGTCATCAATGGTGTTGCAGATGCAGAAAAAATTGAACTAGTGAAGAATATTCTTGAAGGTTATGAGTTCGACACTGTATGTGTTTCAGTATCAAATAAGGTAAGTCGCGTACGCAATCTAGAAAGAGAAAATCCATTGTCAGAAGACAAACGCTTTGAGAAGTGGTATCGTGCTGAGAAATTAACTGAAGAACTAGACTGCTTTGTGTTTAACAATTCAATCAATCTAAACGAATCTAGTCAAATGGAACAGATTATGTTTGGTGGTCAGATTGAGAAGTTATTAGAGCGTCTCGTTTCTCTTGGTCTAGTTTTATCTGAAAAAGAATTTGCGCCAGTGAAAAAAGATAAAGCATCTGGACTACCAAAGAAATATGTTTCTGGATTAAGCAAATCTACAGCACTCGCTCGCAAGGCTCATTGGAAAAAAATGTCAAAACTTTCTGACAGCGATCCTCGCGCCTATGAACCTGCTCCTGGCGACAAAACAGCAAAAACAAAACCGAGCAAGCATACTCTTGCTGTTCGTAAGATGATGGATGAAGCAGAACTTCCAAAAAAACTTCGTCATGTTGCTAAAAGCGGAAACATCACAGCTGTAAAAGAACGTCAGAAAGAAAACAGGATTGAGGAAGGTGCTGCTGATTCTTCATTAGCAGCAAAAGCATCAAAATCTGGTGTTTCACTTTCTACTCTTAAGAAAGTATATCGTCGCGGAGTTGCTGCCTGGAATTCAGGTCATCGCCCAGGAACAACACCATCACAATGGGGTCATGCTCGTGTAAACTCTTACATCAACAAAGGCAAAACATATCACACTGCAGATAAAGATTTACGCGAAGAAGTAAACAATATGTTTGAAGCTGAATTGCTGCAATGCTGTCCAGATATGAGTGAGGCTGTAGATATGACGCCAACACTATCTACAGCATCAAAAAAGAGAAAATCGCAGATTGTTCCACCAAAATCACGTGATGCTGCATTAGATGGATTACCAGTTGTAACAACGGGTGCATATGTCAGAGAAAATGCGAAATCATTAAAGTCATTTATGCCAACACCACGCCAAGTTCCAGCTCCTCCAGGAGGACATTCAGTTCCACCAGGATATGAGCGTGTTAAGTCTTGGGGTGGTGCTTACGAACTACGCAAGATTCGCGAAAAGCCAACAACAGTAAAAGAAGCTGTAGAATATCATATGGAGAATAAGATCTCTTTCACTGAGAACGTTTTCCGTCCAGGTTCAGAGATGTTCTTCGAGATGATTGCAGAAGCCAAGAATCTCTATAAAGAAGGCAAGTATACACCAGCTGATAAGTTTGAGATCGATCTACTTGAATCAGACATTGGTGAAATTGCTGAGTTTGAAGGTCAGCAAGTTGTTCTAGATTATCCAATTGAGGAAGGTCTAGAAGAATGCTGGACTGGATATGTACAGAAGGGATTAAAGAAGAAAGGCAACCGAATGGTTCCTAATTGCGTTCCTGTAAATGAAGAAGATAAGACTGACGGCAAGGGCATCGGCAAGCCATGGCGCGAAGGCGGTGGCGGTGCTGTTTATGTTCGCACTGGCGACGGCGGCGTAAAGAAAGTTCGTTTCAGTCAGTCAGGAATGACAAAGAAGTTTAATGATCCAGGTGCAACAAAATCATTCGTTGCTCGCCATCATTGCTTAACCAATAAAGATAAGACTAGCGCGTCTTATTGGGCATGTCGTTATCCAAGATTCTTTAGTAACTCAGGCAAAATATGGTGGTAAATAAACCATATATTGATGAAAAACTAAATAATTGGAGTTTCGTGCGCACATTTAAACACGATGTCTTAACTGAAGAATTAGTATGGCATCGTGACGAAAAGGGTAGATACATAGAAGTTTTAGAGGGTTCTGGTTGGGAAATACAATTCGATAATAAATTGCCTAAGAAATTACGCAAAGGTGACAAGTTACATATACCAGCCAAAACATTTCATAGAATTAAAAGAGGAACAACTGACCTCGTATTAAAAATCGAGGAGTTTGAGGAATAAAAATGCCAGTAAAAGTCCCACCACTATTGCACAAGATGTCTTTATCTGCTCAAAAGGCATGGTATAAGAAGAACAACATGGAAATGCCAGCCAGCAAACCAAATGAAGTTGCAGGCAAATCTGCAGCTGCTGCAAAAAAGGTTAAGGTTGCGCCAAGAACGGTAGCAGCAATTGAGCCTAATTCTGTGCGTGCAATCAATGCTGCTCGCCAGAAAGAATACATGGCAAAGGGCGGTCGCCAACCAATTGGGGCTGCTGGTTCTGGTGGAAATAGTTCTATGGCTGGATCAAATATGTCTACTGCAAAAGGAATCGTTGCTGGTATTAAGGCAGGATTTAATCCAAAAGTCTCTTTAGATCCATATGAGTCAGAAAGAGCAAAAAAAGTTGGTCCACGTTCGCTTAAACTCAAAAAAGAATCCGTTGATGAGGCATTGAGTCCAGAACGCAAGAGAATGTTTGATCTTAAATTAAAATATATTAAAAAGGCTGCAAATAGAAAAGATAGAGCAAAACCATCTAAAGTTGATACACCTAGAACTGCATTAAATCCAGCTGCAGATATGAAGTTGAATCCAAAACCAATGGATACTCGAACATGGGATTATATTATGAAGAACGAAGAAGCAGAGCAAATCGAAGAAGGCAATCCAGCAAACAAGGCAAAGAAAAAAGAAGCCATTCGCCAACTCGGATTAAAAGCAATGGCTGCTGGAAAAGTTGATAAAGCCAGAGGATATATTCCACAACGTGCTGGTAGAGAAATGCTTAAAAAAGAAGAAGCTGAAATGAATGAAGTAACAAAAGCCGAAGCCGAGAAAGTTCTTGGTGGTCCAGTAAAAACAAAACCAAAGATGCCACCAGGCAAGCAGCCAGCAGGTTATCGTTACGTTCGTGGTCTTGCTCGTAAGGCAATGAAAGCAGGAATGAAGAAAGACGAATATGATTCTCCAGCACGTAAGGCTATGGAAAGAGAATTACAATACAATCCAAGATATAGGACAGAAGAAGTCGAGCAAATTGATGAAGTCGACTACGAAAAATATCTAAAGGTCAGTCAAGAAAAGAGACCTGTAAAGATTGGTGCAGTGATGGCTGCTAGAAAGGCAGAGAAGCAAGGCGATCCAAATCCTATCAGAAAACTTGCTAACACTCAAAAAGCGCAAAGATTTGCAAGAAACCAACTTGCCAAGAAAGCCCCACCAAAACCATACACACCAAACCCTAATCCATATGGCTATGGCGAAGGTCGTTACATGGGCGACAGCGTAGAGAATAATGGTGATGTGTTGGACGAAGGCAAAGTCGCTAAAGCACTTGCCGTTGGTGCAATGACTCTGGCTTCAATGGGAGCAAAGGCACACACTGATACAACAAAGTCAGTAGCACAACTTGCTAAAGAACGCCCAGCACTTGCACAAAGATTGAAAGATATCGGTGCAACAGGTCAAGTCCCTGCTTCAGACAAACGTGCTGCTGAACTTCAAAGAAAACAAGATCAAGAAATGCCAGCTTCTGAGCGTCGTGCAAAAGAGTTGGAGAAAATGAAAAAAGAAGAAACCGAGGAATCCACTATGAAGTACATCGAAGAAAAACTAACAGCTTCTGATCCAGCATCAAAGTGGATTAGCGATTTCGTCAAGTCAGACAATCCAAAGTTTGCTGGCAAGAGCAAAAAAGAGCGCATTCAACAGGCTCTCGGTGCTTACTACGCGAAAAAGCGTGGAACAAACGAAGAAGTTGAATTAGATGAGAGCCACGGAGCTGAGAAACTCGGCGATATGCTAGAATCAGACGCCGACCACGAAACTAAGATGAAGCGCATTAAAATTGCACCAACTGCTCATCTAAAGTATCTACACAAATATAACATGGGATATTCTGGCGGTGGTGACCATCCTATGATTAAGCACATTAAAGATGAACTAAAGAATCGTAAGATGAAAAACGAAGAAACCGAGCAGATTGATGAAGCAATCAGAGGTTATATTACACATAAACCTGCTGGATTAAAAGGGCTAAGAACTGCAGATAGAAGTGTAGAAATTCGTCGCCCTGCTGACCAAGCAGAACGAGATACATTAGCCAAAAATCTTGCTGCAAACAGAAAATATAATCTAGGAAAGATTGGCAGAAAATCTGGACATGTTAGAAAAAATGCTGCAGGAACGACATATGGTCAAAAAACATCTATAGCAGTTGGTTCTCCAGCAGGGTCAAAAGAGTTGGGTCCTAAAAAGTTCCGATATGCAGAAGAAGTTGAACAAACCGATGAAGCAATCAGAGGTTATATCCGAAAAGGTGGTGACAACGCATATCTTGGCGTGCAAGTTCGTCGTCCTGCCAACCAAGCGGAACGAGATAAATTAGCACAAGATATTGCTGCAAACAGAAAATATAATGCAGGAAAAAATATTGGCAGAAAATCTGGTAATGTTAGAGCTAATGCTGCAGGGATGACTCAATCACAAAAAAATGCTGTCACCGCTTTCTCAACTGCGTCTAATAAAGAACTTGGTCCTAAAAGGTATTCATATGAATCAGTCGAAGGTAAAGTTGCTGTAACTCCAAAAGAAAAGTCACTCGCTGCGCATCACGGCGATAAGACCAAAATCACTTACGGTGATGTAATCAAGGCTCGCTTAAAGTCAGCCGCTGCAAAAAAGATGGGTAAATAACATGCCAAAAATAACACCAGAAGATAAGGGCGAATACGATTACGAAGGCGATATGGCGATGTCGCAGTTAAAGAGCATTATGACTAATGCTAAACGACTTCACGACATGCTCGAGCCAGATTCTAATCTTCCTGAATGGGTGCAAAATAAAATTACTCTTTCTGAAGATTACATTCTCACGGCTGCTAGTTATATGGAAAGCGAGATGAATGAAGAAATGAAGCCATATGTTAAGGCAGCGCAAGCAAAATTTGATGCGCAAACAAAAGCACAACAAATGGGCAAGAAACAAGCAGGAACTCTTGCTGCTAAGAAAGAACGCACAAAAGAAAAAGAGGCTTTAGTCGCCAAAAAAGCAATCGATATAGTCAAGGGTAAAAAAAATAAAGTAAATATGAAACCAGAATTAGAAGGCGAGAAAAATGCAAACCTTTAATGAATTTTTAGCTGAACAAACTAGCGATGTTATTCAGGTCGATAATAGAAACATCGAACAGAATATGGATTCAATTAATGCTGAACTAGACGCATTAACAGAAAAACCATATCAAAATGCACCTATTTTCTTGGCTCAACTTCGCGGAGTCACCGAGAGATACGGGTTTCCTCTTCCGCAATCAGCAACCGACCATTTTCTAGATTTAGGTGCAGAGTTAATGTACATACTTGGTACATCTCCTTATAATCTATATGTTGTATATGATACAAATGAAGATGGATTCGTTGATGGTTATGCTCAAATCGTCAGTGATGATGAACTAGAGGATTTATTGGGAATGGATTCTGAAGAACTATTAGGTGATCGTGAAGAAATTGAAATGCGTCCATCTACGTGGTATGCAAAACGCGATGACGATTCAGGTGACGATAGCGAATATTAATTTATGTTTTATGATGATTTAAATGAATCAAATGTTTTGTTATATGCAATTAAGTGTTATGATAAACCTAATTGTATACAGAGCGAATTCGCAGAAGATTACAGAGCATTCAGATATATTAAAAGATTATTGCAAAAATATAGAGTTACTGGTAAAATAAAAGAAAGATTGGTGTTGAATCATTTAATATTGTGTCAAAATGTTTTCGGAATAGAAGGTAGCACAAGAATATTGTTTTTGAAACTTAACGAGAAAGATTATAGTGCGCTTAAAACTCTATTGATCTTTACTTCAGCAATGCCAGAAGTTGTCAAAAGCATAAATGGTAAAAACATCAGATCTAGTGATATTATGTTAGATAACAATCTTGTAGATATTCTTAGAATGATATAATCGGCGAAACCAGACATAGTTATTATAACATAAAGCAAATTAAAAGTCAAATGAAAAAGATTAAACAAATAAAAGAAGAAATAGTAAATACTGTTGGGAGTGGGCAGATTGCTGGACTTGAGCCAGATATTCCACCAGTTCCAAAAGGTGTAACAACAAAAGGTAGCATGCTTCGCCGTAAAAAGTTTGCTGGTAAAGAGGTTTTTGTTGTTTCTTCTGATGCATTTAATAAAGCAAAACTTGGTAAAAAGAAATTCGAACATTACTCAAGTTATGTTGGGCGTGATGAAATCGGCGAAGCCATCCGCCAGTATGCAAAGGAAAATAGAGATGCGCCAATTATTATTGAAGATGAATTGACAGGTGCAATGGTATATTTAAAATACGGAAAGAGGTAGACAATGAAAGCAGCATTTTTAGTTTTGACTGCTTTGTTATTGGTTGGTTGTGAAGATACATATAGATATCCATGTCAGGATCCTGAGAATAAGGACAAAGAAGAATGTAATCGTCCAGCCTGTGAAGGCACTGGGATGTGTTACGATAGTTTAAATGGATTGCCACCAAAACAGGCAGTTCAATCAGAAGTTGAGGAAACCCCTGCTCCAGAAGCAGTAATTGATAATACAGGAGAATAATTATGCTTAAAGGTCCACGTTATACAGAAAGTGAATTGATGGCGCGATTGAAGTTTACAGTCGGTCTTTCTCTTGCTTTCACACTTACAGGAATTGTGTTCGTAGTTCTATACTCGCTCATCTTTGTGACTCAGCCAATGCAACAGTCACCAAACGATGCGAAGTTTTTTGAACTCATCACTCCTATTGCAACATTCTTGACTGGTATTCTATCGGGCATTATGCTTGGTAAGGATGACAAGAAACCAGAAGAACCAAAAGCACCAACACCAGAAGAACCAAAGGCATCAGATTTAGTTCCAGAGCCTGTGAAAGATGTTGTTGATGAGGTTGAAGATCATATCGCTTGAGGTGACTCATGAGTCTTAAAAGTCTACAGACAAAAATTGGAATCACAGCAGATGGTGCGTGGGGTCCAGGAACATTCAAGTCTGCCATGGCATTTTACAAATTGTCTCCTGTGCGTGCTGCTCATTTCTTTGCGCAGACTGCTCATGAGACAGGCGGATTCAAAGCCTTTTCTGAAAATCTAAATTATAATGCAAAAGGTTTGATGGGAATTTTCAAAAAGTATTTTCCAGATGCAGCAACAGCAGCAAAATATGAAAGAAAACCTGAAGCAATCGCTAATCGTGTTTATGCGTCACGCATGGGCAATGGTCCTGAATCGTCTGGGGATGGTTGGAGATATCGTGGTCGTGGTGCGCTTCAACTAACTGGTCGTGACAATTATAAAGCATTTGCTGATTATTGCAAACGTCCAGATGTGATGAGCAATCCAGATCTCGTTGCTACTGAACTAGCATTCGAATCTGCAATGTTCTTCTTCGAAAGAAATAAACTTTGGACAATCTGCGATCAAGGAGTGACGGATGCTGCGATATTATCCCTTACTAAGAAAATTAATGGTGGTACACACGGCTTACAAGATCGCTCGGATAAGACGAAGAAATACATTGGCTGGGCAACAAGCGCAACTCCAGCAGCCGCGCCAGTCGCAAATGTAGTAGCAAAACCTGCTCCTGCAATTAGTTCTGTGAGCCCAGACATGCAATTGTCTGAACACTTTAAACTTAATGAGTTTACAAAATCAGAAACAGCAATTCGTAAGAGAATTGATAATACACCAGGTCCAGCACATGCTTCAAATCTACAAAAAGTTTGCGAAAAAATTCTTGAACCAGTT